GGAGAGAGTGCATAAGTTCGTTATGCTGATCTCTCTCCTCTTTTGTTAATGGACCTACACGCTTATTCAGCCTCGAATTCATCACGTTTCTCTCTGTCTAACGTATCTATAATCGCAAACCTCTCTGCCCACGTATCACCACCTTCTATACCTCGTATGGGATTGATGCAAGTTTGATCTGCTAGGGTATTGCATACCAAACCTGCCAGGTCTAGTTCACTACCCATAGCACCTGTTCGCCAACGGTGTTGACCGTTGATCCATGTAGCACCACATTTAGGACATTCTTTTCTCTCAATTTTGAGATCCGACAGTTCCTTATCGTTGGTCATCTTTAAGTTCCTTGATTAATTTTGAGTAGTCTCCTAGGTCCTTGCTTAACTGACGTTTTATTTTTTGTTTTAGAAAATATAATTTAACTTTAACAAGACTGTATCTTATATGAATATCAACAAAAGCAAAGAACCTAATGGTTTCTTCGGTGCCAGCATAACATACAAAGCAAATTATGGCACCGAAAACAACATAGAATCCTAACATTTCCACTCTTTCATGCTCATGTCCTGAGACGCATCCTTCTTCTGCACTGACTTCATTTGCAGTTGCAGTTTCTGACGATTAAGCATAAGTTGCTTTCTTTGAAGTTGCATCTTCTTATTAGAAGTAGCATCTTCTTTCACCGTCTTCTCGGCCTTCTTCTGGTCACAGGTTTTTTGAACACAAGCACCACACTTATTGCAGTAACTAGTTCCTTCGGGGCAATTCTTTGCCTCTAAGATATATTCCTTAAAACTTCTCATGGTTTTTTAGGGCAATTTGCTTCATGCTTTTCTATCCACGCTTTGGGTTTCCAATGATTACGTGGGGAGGTTAGACCACAGTATTGACACTTGTAAGTGCCGTTCTCTAATTTTTCAGACATTGTGGTGTGCCTCAATACAGAACTCTTTGTAGGACAGTCCTTCTTTTTTAAGACCACCGATCTTATCAACCAGTTTACCAAGTGCCTTACCAACCTTGTCGCGCTTACGCTCCTTAGGTGCTTCACCTGATCCAGTCTTAGCACCTTTCGCTGCTAATCTGCTAGCAGCAGTACCAGACTTTGCTGCCTTCTGACGCTTGGAATAGTCCATGTAGGACTCACCAGATTTCAGTTTCTTAGGATCTGCCTTTGGTTTAGATGCAGCAGCACCATCCTCGCGAGCACGAGCATTAGCACCAGGTCCACCCAGTTTCTTATCCTTCTCAGGATCTGGATGCCACATGTCAGCACGCTCAGAGAGCACAGACTCACTCTTCAAGCGTGCAGCACGCTTAGCCTTTGCCTTAGCAAGGATTCTTGCACGAGCATCATCCTGATCCTGCTTAGGGATAGGAGTTACAGCACCAACCTTCTGATCAACATCACCAGGGGCATATCCCTCAGTCTTGGTTGTTTTCTTTCTGCGATTCATTTCCTTCGTCACTCTCTTCAACATGAATTGATTAGAGGGGAGACTCTGGTCAGCACCACTGACTTGCTTATGTAACGCTGCCAGTTTCTCATCTGACTGCTTGCCCATCTTGGCATCTTCTTTAAGTGCTTTGTCACCGTACTTAGCACGGATCTTTTCTTTCACTTTATCCATGGCAGAAGGACCACCCTCTTGGGGTTTCTTCTTACCAAATGTATTAGGTTTGCCTAGGGGTTTGTTATAACGGTTGTTGCCGTCAACACCGCCCCTTTCCATACGGCGATCTTTCAGACCGTCAGATGCTTCTTCGTTGAAGAAATCAGTAAAACTTTTCATTTCTTTTCTCGGTAATAGTGGATCAACCGCCAACTACTTGGACTTGCTCGACTACAACGTCGGCTCCTCCAGCAGTGAGTTTAATTGCACGCTTAAGTGCGGGGACAGTGCCTGATGCAACCTTTGCACCAGCCAGAGCATAATCAGCACTTGCTGCACTACTGTCATAGTCAGTAGTAATTGTGGTATTTGTAACTGCAGTTACTTTCTTACCGTCAGATCCAGCAGATACAAAATCACTTGTAAACGCTGCATCACTATTTGCTTCAGTTGCGATATAATCTCCAACAGCAAACTTATGTGCGGGGGTGCCACCACCAAGGACTGTGATAACAGCAGCTGCTGCATCAGTCATCGCGTTGATTTGTGCATTCTTTGCCTTACCGCAAGACAGGAGCAGTGCTTCACCTGCTGCAAGAGTTACGGCAGGACCAGCATCAATCTTGATTGTGGACGCTGACGCTGCATAGCAGCGGAGGACACCTGACTTCACCACAACGTAGCCATTGCCACTTGCAGAAATGGTTTGGGTGTCAATGACATTTAATACTGACATTGTTAATACTTACTCCTACGATTACTATTTATCTTGTTGTTGTTTTAAAAATTTAGCAAGGTCTGCTGTGCTACCAACAAACATTGTGTTATTAGTTGTGTTGACTTCCTTAGTAGATCCTTTTGGATTCTCGATGTCAGCAACCTTCTTTTGGAGATCGACCAGTTTGTCAGCAACGTCACCGACGTGCTTGATTAATTGACCAGCAACTTCAAATGCTCTTGGTTGATCAGATTCTTGTGCTAATTCAAGGATACCATCAACTGCCTCCTGACCTTTCTCAATCAGAGAGTAAAGATTACCACGAGTATACTCATAATCTTTCTTTAATTGATCTCTGGTTGAGGTTGCAACCTCCTCAACTTTAACTTCAATATCAGGTTTTACTTCAGTAACAATATCAGTATCAACGTCAAGGGCATCTTCGATACCATCAAAGTTTTTACTCGTCTTGTCCTGTTACTGGGTTGTAATCTTTTGCATCGACATAATGAGATGAGAACTCGGAGAATCCAAAATCGTCTGTAGGATCTGCATTTAGCGGATCTGGTTCGACGGTATAACGTAATTCGCGTGGTGCCTGACGGTCCACACTGGTAGCATAATCAACTTGCACCTTCTTAATAACTTCACCAGTGGCGTCGTTAAGAGGACCATATAGGTATGTCTTAGCAACAAACTGAAGAGTATAGACGAGGGTGCGACGTGTATCGTAATCCCCCTCATACTCATCACTATAATCTACTGATGTGAGGGTCACAGGATAGTCTCTTTTCTCACCTAGGTCTGGGACCAGATTCATGGTGAGACTAAAACTTGGTTGGAAGTATGGGAGAATCTGCTCCAAGATTTGCAGAGAGTCGTCCTGATTCTTTGCAAGAATTGACAATTCAAAATTTACATTATATGGGACAGGCATGTAGGATTTTGCTTCCTTACCATCACTCTTAGTATTTCGTATTGCAGAAATAGGTGAGAGTTTTCTAGTCGAATCATACTGAATTCCCTGAATCTCAAAAGAAATTCTAGGAAGAGTGATCTGTGCTTGGTCCTGTGTTGATAAATCACCCACTGCCTGTAGGCGAGCAAGGAATTTATTCTTAGGACCATACGCTAGAGGCACTTTCATCACCTCAGTCTTTGATCCTTTAGTTCTACGAAGCTCAATATTATTAAACAGTGTGCCGAATCCAACTACTGTCTTCTTAATAATTTCGTGATATGTATAAGTGCCTAACATTAAAGTGTGCCGCCTGAATTACCAAAATCACCAAAGGGATTAACTTCAGTGAAGTCTAAAATGCCGTCTGCTTTTGTTTCAATAGTGTAGTTATTGTCCACTATGTCAGAGGTATTGACATTATTTAGGGTGTTATAGTTAGCAGTTGTCCAGGATGCAGATGATACATCTCCAGTAATAGTTTCGGGGATAGTAAACCTACCATCACGATTAATAATAATCAACTTACCCGTAGCAGAGTCCCACGATTTAACATCGGCGGTCGTGTTTGAAGTCCCGCCCGTAATAGTCTCACCGACTGTGAAGTCTCCACTTCCTCCCGCGAGGAGAGTAAGGGTAATAGCGTTTGCAAAGTTGAGCTCAATGGCATCAACTGCTTCGACCCCAGTATCGAAGTCTTCGTCAGAGTATTCAAAGAGCTCACAACGTAAACCCCAGACATGAATTTTTCCAAGTTGGTAGAATGGAATTTCGTGCTCCACAAATTGGATCTCGAAAGTTTTATTAGCAAGGGGGAAATATATGAGGTCACCTTCATTTGGTCTTCCTTCTACTATAAGTGTTGCGTTGTCGTCTACTGCTTCAGTAAACCTAGTGCGAGAAATGATAAAGGTAACTTGATCAGAAATTCTCACACCAAACTTACTGAAGAGATCTCCATCACCACGAAATCCATTCGCATCTTCAACGTATGCTTCAATTAAATATGCACCAGTAAACTTGGATAAGTTATCTTCTCCAAATATGGTATCCTGATTGACCAGAGTTCTTGGGACGTAATATACATCCTTACCGTACATCTTGATCTGCTCTACGACCAGAGATCCTACAAGATCCTGCTCTCCTGTGGTGCCTTGTGTGAAGAAACTGTTAGTTGCCATCTTACCCGATCATGTCTAGTGGTGGTAATTCCCATTCGCTACGAAGTTGCTCATCTAAATTCTTGAGCTCATCAACAGCATCATTGTAAATCATCTCACCATTTAGAGTGACTCCACCAGGCATCTGGACACCACTAAATTTAGTAAGATTACTACCCCACTGCTTTTTAATTTTGGCAGTAGCATAGTCTTTGACCCACATCTGATTATAAATCTCTGACCAGGTATCTGGATTCAGAGCACGATATGCGTGGATAACAATATACTGACCAACCAAAGCATCTGCTTTCCAATCAAAGTCAATATACAATCTGTCTTGCACAGCACTATATCTGACTGGTTTCATGCCTTCCAACAGGAAGTCAATAGTTTCTAGATGCTGCTGGACCATATAATAATTATAAAATTGAGTAGACGTAAAGTCATACAAATCATTCAGTCTCATCTGATAACGAATATCAAACATATTCCTGGTGCCCTTATCGGTAAAACCGAAGAGACCTTCTACCGAAAGAATATGCTCAGGCATTTCGATATACCCATTTGCCTCTGACCAGATATCAAGACCACCATCAGACGTTGAGTTTGTGTTGGTCTTTGCTCGGTCAACAACATCCTGTGTCAACAGATGTTTCAGATAAACCTTCTCACATCCATCATAATGAAATTGTTGAAATTTCTGGATCGTGTAATCGAGAGCATCATCAATTTGATCATCAGATACATTCACCTCTAAGACTGGTTTACCCAGTCTACGGAGAGCATATTCTTTTAATTCTGCTTTAGTGGTAGGTTTTGCCATTTGTTATCAAAGAGCGGCGATACGGGACTGGAAGTCAGCAAAGTCAGTTGCTGCTGCAACTTCTGTTTTGAGAGTTGCTAATGTAATTGTCTCTGCTTGAAGTGCAGATGCTGCTAGGGTGCCCTGTGCAGCAGTAGCATATGCAGTTGCTGCTGTTGCAGCAGCAGTCCCAAGGGTGGGTAGGTTAGTAAGATCATCGTAATCATTGCTGGTAGCAACAGCACCCAGATCTCCTGGTTGTGTAGCAGAAGCAGCAAGTGTGCCTTGTGCAGCAGTAGCATATGCAGTTGCAGCAGTGGTAGCAGCAGTGCCAAGACCCAAAGCGGTGATGGCTGCTGAGGCACGAGCATCGGCGCGAGCGTCTGTGTAATAAAGGTTGGTGCCTTCTGACAGGTCGCTCGTAGACTGGTTACTAATATCAAGGTTTGCACCCACTTGGAGTGCGATACGAGTATCAACACGACCAGCAGTGTGATAAAGGTTGGTGCTTCCCTCAACAATACCATCCGAGTCAGGTGTGGTATAAGAGAAGATGCCAGTGCCAGAGGTATAAGACAGATCACCAGCAGCACTAACAGCACCACGAGCATCAGAAGTCTTGAATGTAGTTACACTAAACGCGCCAGTGCTAGCGTTATAAGCGAGATCGCCACCAGCACTAAATGCACCCCTAGCGCGAGCAGAGGTAAAGAATATGTTTGTTGATCCTTCTGTGACATTATCAGTATTGATATCAGATTGGGTGACAGATAAGGTTCCGCTGCTATGTGTAATGCCAGTGCCATACGTGAAGTGTGACCTTGTACGTGCAGCAGTGGTGAATAGAGCAG